GATAAAGTTATTATGAAAGACAAAAGAGAAAGAGCAATTTACAAAGAAGCTCGCGATAAAGATAGAGATAGAAAATATGAATCTTATGCTGACTATAAAAAACGCATGAAAAAATTTAGAGCAGAGAAAGCTCAAAAAAAATCAGAAGGTGGTATGATGAAAAAAAATTTAAAACCAGTAGACAAGGCTAAAAACCCTGGTCTATCAAAACTTCCAACAGAAGTTAGAAACAAAATGGGCTATATGAAAGACGGTGGTATGGTTCTTGAAATAGGATTACGCCCTGCAACAAAATCTGAAATGAAGATGGCAAAAGGAATGAAGAAGCCAAAGAAAATGGCTAACGGTGGTATGGCTCGTGGTACAGGAGCAGCTATCTCAGGAAAAGGTTTCAAGGGAGTATTTTAATGTCTGAAGAATTAAGAGATCAGTTTGTTAATAATCCTTCAAACATTAAAGCAGCGAAAAGAGCTTTGAAGTTAGAAGGTAATGAAGATCCTACTTCTGAAGATATTGGTAAATTTTTGACTGATGAGTTTGAAAAATCAAAAGATAAAAAAGGATCTGATTTAGGAAGACTCATTGGCGGTGGATTAAAGAAAATAAAAAAAGCTTTAGGTAAAAAAGATGGTGGGATGATGAACAAAAGACTCACCAAAACAGTTCCCCCTAAGAAGGGACCTAACTCTCAAGGCATGAGAGGAACAGGTGCTGCGATTCGTGGTACTAAATTCAAAGGAGTATTCTAATGGATATGATTAAAAAACTTTGGAACGATCACCCAAAAAAGAAATGGCTTGTAATCGGTCTAGTTATCGGTTGGGTAGCCGCTCAGATTATCTAATTAATGTTATCTAAATTATTAGGCGGATCTTTAGTAGACACTGTCGGTAAAGTTATTGACAGTGTCCACACTTCAGAGGAAGAAAAAGGTCAAATCAAAATAAAACTTCAAGAATTAGAAAACGAAATTAATTCTAAACAAATGGATATTAACTTAGCTGATGCTAAGTCTACTGCTACAGGTATTGGTGGTATTATGCAGCGGTCGTGGCGCCCCCTCATCGGGATGTCCTGTGCTCTAGCTATATTTTGGGAGTACGTCTTAAAACAATTCTTAGTATTTATATTGGCAGCATTTAGTGTTGAACACGCACCTTTACCCGAGCTTGACATGTCGACTTTATTCCCGCTTGTCACAGCCTTGCTCGGAATGGCGGGCTTACGTAGCTTCGAAAAAAGTAAGAAAATTACGAAATAGTGCAAACAAATATATATTCAGCAATTTTACGATTAATAACTACTAGACAAGACGACATAAAGTCTGTACTTATTGATGGAAACGTAGAGAATTGGGACAAGTATCAATTCCTAGTTGGGCAACTCACTTCTCTTCGCAAACTCGATTCAGATGTTAGGGATCTTTATCGCAAATGGGAGGTAGACGATGACGTCGACAACGGGGCTGATTATGCCCAAAGAAAAAAAGATAGTGGGACTTAATCCTGCTGAGAAAAAAGAAGAAAAAAAGACCGATCTTAATAAAGTTCCAAAGCCCACAGGGTGGAGACTAACTGTTCTTCCCTATAAAGGTGTAGGAAAAACTAAAGGTGGTGTCTTATTAACAGATAAAGCAGTAGAAGAGCAACAGATTGCTTCTGTTTGTGCTTTAGTCCTAGAAACTGGACCTGATGCCTATGCAGACAAGGATAAATTTCCACATGGACCTTGGTGTAAAAAAGGTGATTGGGTAATCATCGCAAGATACGCAGGCTCTCGAATTAAAATTGAGGGTGGCGAGCTTAGAATTTTAAATGATGATGAAATTTTAGGGACTGTTGAAAGTCCTGAAGATATTTTAGGAGTATATACATGAACGAAGTAGATAGACAAGTTGCTGAACTTCAAGCTCAGTCTGAACAAAAACAAAAAGCTGAGTATTCTGTCGAGGTAGAGAGTGAAGAGGTCGCTGCACCTACAGAAGAAAAGGAAGTTGAGATTCCTCAAGAGAGTAAAACCTTTGAAGCTGAGGTAGAAGAAGTACAGGAAGAACCTGTTGAACAGAAACCAAAACAAGAAGAGGTAAAAACTGAGGAAGAACCTAAAGAAGATTCAAAACAAAATTATAGTAAGTCCGTTCAGAAACGATTTGATGAATATGCTTACCAATTAGGTGAATCAAGACGACGTGAAGAAGAAGCAATAAAAATTGCTCAAGCTATTAAAGATGAAAGAGATAAAGTTCAAGAAGAACTCTCTAAAATTAATAGTGGTTATGTCAATGAAATGGGCGGACGTTTAACCGGGTCTATGGAAGCTGCAAAAGCAAAGCTTAAAAAGGCAGTGGAAGACCAGGATTCAGACGCTATGGCCTCAGCACAACTAGAAATAGGAAAATTAGGTGCAGAGCAAACTCGTTATGAGCAAATAAAGGCTCAAGAAGAGGCTAGAGTAACCGCTCCCAAGCAAGAAAAACAGGTAGAAATACCTCAATCTCAACCACAATCTGCTGTTAAAGATCCTAAAGCTGAGTCTTGGGCAGCGAATAATGAATGGTTTGGTTCAGATAAAGTCATGACAAACGTCGCATATGCGATTCATGAAGATTTAGTCAATCAAGGTGTTGATCCAAGAACAGATTACTACTATACTGAGATTGATAAACGTATGCGAGATAATCTCCCGCATAAGTTTGAACAAGATTCTTCAACCGAAGAACCCGCAAAGCAACAGCCCGTCCAGACCGTTGCAAGCGCACATCGAAACAGAGGCACAGGACGCAACGTAGTTAAGTTGTCAAGTACAGAAGCGGCTATCGCTAAACGACTTGGTCTTTCCAACGAGCAATATGCGTCGGAAAAACTAAAGTTACAGAGGAGGTAACGTTATGATAAATAAAACACCTAGATCTGCATCCACAAGGGATAAAGAAGCACGCAAAAAAAACTGGCAACCACCAAGCTCGCTTGAAACACCGACACCGCCTGAAGGTTTTAAATTCAGATGGATTAGGGAATCAGTAAGAGGATTTGAAGATAACAAAAATGTTATCGGTCGAATTAGACAAGGCTACGAACTTGTCAGAGCCGACGAATATCCTGATTTTGATTTTCCTACTGAGTCTGAAGGAAGACATAAAGGTGTTGTTTCAGTGGGAGGATTATTACTGGCAAAGGTGCCATTAGAGATCGCAGCGGAGAGAGATCAATACTACTCCGATCAAACAGAACGTCAGCAGGAAGCTGTTGATAACGATCTTCTAAAGGAGCAACATCCTTCAATGCCAATTAATAAGCCCGAGCGGCAAACTAAAGTTACGTTCGGTGGCTCGAAGAAAAGTGAATAATTTTTAATCGACCTAAATGTAACGCTTACTAATAACAAATACTTTAAGGAGTAATAAAATGGCAAACTTAAGTTCAGGTTTCGGATTCCGACCAAGTAGAATGCTCGGCAGTGGTTATAATACTACTGGTCAAACTGAGTACACTATTGGTAACAATGAAGGATCCGCAATCTTTCAAGGTGATCCAGTTATATTAGTAGCGAATGGTGCTATTGATATTGGATCAACTGCTGGCGCAGAGCTTCTGGGTGTGTTCAATGGTTGTGAGTATGTTGACCCAACAACTAGCAAACCAACATTCAGCAACTACTATCCAGGAAGCATCGCTGCAGACAATATAAAGGCATTCGTCATCGACAACCCAGATGCGGTTTTCGAAGTAAAATGTGATGACGCAAATGCAGCACAGGCCCAAGTTGGAACAAACTGTAATATCGCAACTTACGCAGCAGGATCTACCATATCAGGTGTATCTTCTGTTAAGGTTGACGGTAGCACTTTTACAACCAACGCAGGCGGTAATTTTAGAGTAGTAGGTCTATCTACAGATCCAGACAATAATGATTTTTCATTAGCTAACGCTAACATTCTTGTTAAAATCAACCTACACTCACTAACTGATACTACAGGCATATAGGAGGTTAAATTATGGCTATATCTAGAAGTCAACTCGTTAAAGAGTTAGAGCCAGGTTTGAACGCCCTGTTCGGCTTGGAATATTCACGTTACGACAACGAGCATGCTGAAATCTTTGATGCAGAGTCATCTGACAGAGCATTTGAAGAAGAAGTAATGTTAGCAGGTTTCGGTTCTGCACCAACTAAATCAGAAGGTGGAGCAGTATCATTCGACACAGCTAACGAAACATTTACAGCTCGTTATACACACGAAACAATTGCACTTGCATTCTCAATCACAGAGGAAGCTGTAGAGGATAACCTTTACGACAGACTCGCTGCGAGATACACAAGAGCACTTGCTCGTTCAATGTCAAACACAAAGCAAGTTAAGGCTGCCGCAGTTCTTAACAACGCTTTTGCTGCTGCAGGTGCTGCAGGAACAAATCCTGGTGGTGATGGTGTATCACTTATCAACACTCAGCACCCACTACAATCAGGTGGTTTCTTAGTAAACAGATTAGCAACAGATGCTGATTTGAACGAAACATCACTTGAGCAGTCATTAATCGACATCGCTGATTTCAGAGATGAGAGAGGCTTAAGAACAGCTATTCAAGGTATGAAACTTATCATTCCAAGACAGCTACAGTTCACAGCTAACAGATTAATGGAATCAACATTAAGAACAGCAACAGCAGATAATGACATCAATGCAATCAGAAACATGGGAGTGATTCCACAGGGTTATACTGTGAACCACTACTTAAATGATGCAGATGCTTTCTATATCAAAACTGATGCTCCTAATGGATTCAAGCATTTCACAAGAACTCCGTTGTCAACAACAATGGAAGGTGATTTTGATACAGGTAATATCCGATACAAAGCAAGAGAGAGATACTCATTTGGTTTCTCAGATCCACGCTGTGTATTTGGTACATCTGGTGCATAATACTTTATAACAAACTTAAGAAGGGCGGTTGTCTTTGACTCCGCCCTTTTTTTATGTCAAAATAAAACTTTATTAACCCTATGACCCTTCGGGGACTATTAACAAAAGGAGATAGACATGGGAACAACTACATTTTCTGGACCAGTTAAGGCCGGAACAATTAAAGATACAACAGGCATTACCATTGGTACAGATGTTAAGAACACAGGTTTTGT